CGGCAGGGCTTCGTTGCTCGGCAGCGTGATCGGCGGATTCGGCAGCACCGCAACGGGACTGGCCCGTAACAGGAGCTTTGGCTGATGGCGCGCCTCCCGACGCGGGATGACCTTTCCGGCATCGCATCGCTGCGCAGCGGACGCCCGATCGCCTCTGTCGATGTGTCAGGGCTTGCCAGAGGCATTCAGCAGGCCGGCGACGATCTGACGGCGCTTGGCAATGAGCGCCGGAAGCAGGAGGACGCGGTTGGTATCGCCAAGGCGGAAGCGGAACTTAATCAGGGGCTGATCCGCGTCAAGAGCGAGTTCGATCAGGACCCGAACTATTCGACCTTCCGCGAACGCGCACCGAAGGCGACAGGCGATCTGGTCAAGACGGCGGCCCAATATATCCGCGATCCCAATTTGCGCGAACGCTGGCTGCAAGGAGCCAGTACAGAGGCAGCACGTACCAATGCGTCGATTGATGCCAAGGCTGAGGCTTTGGGCAGGCAGGCGACACAGGTAAATGTTGACCAGACTCTTGAAGCGCAGCGCCGCATCTATGTCGATCCGAACACGACGGATGAGGAAAAGGCGAAGGCGCTATCCGATATCAACGGCACGATCGAGGTCTCGACGCAGACCGGCATATTCACGCCGGAGCAGGCAGATCAGCGTAAGCAGCTTTTCATCAGGGATGCCAATTTCAGCCGAGCGAAGCTTTTCGCACAGCAGAACCCAAAATCCGTCATTGACTGGTCGCGTGCCGCAAGAGGCGATATCGGCAAGCTGGTCATGGAAAAGGCCACCCAGCACGGTGTAGATCCCGCGATTTTGCTCGGTATAGGTCAGATCGAAAGCGGACTTAATCCGAAGGCGAAAGCGCCCACGTCATCCGCGTCCGGCATATTCCAGTTTATCGATGAAACGGGAAAGCGCTACGGGATTGATAATCCCTTCGACGCCGAACAAAACGCAGATGCTGGGGCGCGCCTGACGCGGGATAACATCAATGGATTGCGCAGGAGCATCGGACGCGAGCCGACACCAGGGGAAATCTACCTAGCGCATTTCAGCGGTCTTGGCGCGGCGCAAAAGCTGGGCCGCGCCTCGGATGATACGCCCGCGAGTGAAATCTTTAGCGATGCCGCCATTCGTGCCAATCCATCAATATTGGCCGGTAAAACTGCCGGAGAGGTAAAGGCGTGGGCCGATCGCAAGATGGCGGACGCAATGCAGAGAGCCGCAGGCGCGCCGCCATCCGCCGGGCCGACAAGGGATAATGCGGCGGCAATTGCAGTGGCCGCACCAAAATGGTTTGACGATCTATCCCCTGAGGAGCGGGCCGCCGCCTATGACATCGCGGAAACCACCCAGCGGCAGCAGTTGGCTGCTCGGGCAGCGGATATCAAGGCCATTCAAACTTCTGCGCGGGATACGTACAGCCTGCGCATAGCAACGGGTGACCCAACACTGACGCCTCAGGAAATTCTCAGCGATCAGCGCATCGACAATGGCGACAAGGCCGCATTGATCAACACCTATAACACGGCACGCAAGGAAGCTGTGACTGGTGCCGCCGCGCTGGCGGCATTCGCCAACGGCACGCTTTCCGTCGATCCATATTCCACCGAGGGCAAGAAAGCCGTCGATTTCATCGGAAAGGAAATCGATAAATCGGTACCAGAGGATCGGCGTCAGGCCATTACGGAAAGCCTCGTTAAAACGACCGGCCTTGTTCCGCAGAACACGTTCAACGCGATCCGCGCCGGGCTTGACAGCACCAATGTGGCGGAGGTCACTGCGGCGGCTCAGATGGCGGCGCGGATTTCGCAGATCAGTCCCGCCGCGCTTGGCCGTCGCGACGGCGGCGCGACAGTCCAGAGCACGGCTGATGATTTTGGCTTTTACGTCAACACCTTGAACATGACGCCGGAGCAGGCCGCGCAAAAGATCATGGATGCGCGCAATCCCGCCAAGCAGCTCGAACGCAAGGCGCTTGCGCCGGCCGCAAAGGAATTCGTCAAGCAGATCGAGAACGAAAACATCGGCGCCATGTTTGATGATAGCTGGCTCCCGTTCAACGATCCGAAGGTTGGCTTCAACGAAGCGCAGGCCCTCGGCATTCAGGCCGAATATAAGGCCATAGCCGAGGAGCAGTTCTATCAGGCCAACGGCAACCCGGAGCTGGCGAAGAATCGCGCCCGCGAGGAAATGAAACGCCTCTACGGCGTGACCGAAATCGGCGGCTCAAGAACGGTGATGAAATTCCCCCCTGAGAAATACTGGCCTGCGATGCCCGAGGCAAGCGATCCCTATGGCTATGCCAAGGATCAATTGATTGCCGATCTGGCGAAGGCGTTCCCCGATGACGCCACGCTCAATCCGAAGAAAACGGATGGCGGCTATGTCGGAATGGTTGACGGTCGCGCCGTTGATATCCGCGATGAACGCGGTTTGGCCCAATTCAGAGACATGGCGCGGGATAGCATCCTGAGCCGCATTACCCTTGTCGCCACACCTGAAACGGGGATGGAGATCAAGGCGAACCAGCTTCCCGGCTATACCGTGCTCTTCAGGGACGATAACGGCAATTACCAGACGCTCTACGGCAAGCAGTGGCGACCCGACTTGACGGATGTCGTCAACGAGAGCCGCCAGCAGCAGCAGGACCGCCTCAACCGTGCCGCCACGTTCCAGCAGATGGGGCGTGGGCTGGCCGATTATCTCTCTGGTGGCCAAATCCCCATGGGCGCGGGATCGGCATGGGACAACCCGGAAGCGCAACAGATCGTCCCAGGTGAGGCGCAATAATGCCGTTCTATGAAGCCGCCCCTGGTGCCCGGAACCTGACCAATGTCGCACCGGTCACGGAGCCCGATGATCCGTCGATTGGCGAAACGGTAGCGGCTGCGTTCCGCACGGAAAACGTCGTCGGTTCCTATCTCGCTTCGCGTGGCGTGCAGAACCCATATGAAGTCGAGAACGGGTTCAACGCCATCGATTATGTGAAGGATGATCCGGATTTTGCTCCATATGTCGAGCGGTTCGCCGGCGTCTTCAACCGAAAGGCCGCCGATGCCCTCAAGGCGAAAATCAAACAGGAGGAGCAGGACAGGCGCACGATCGATGCTGCCGGCGTCAATGGCGTCATTGCGTCCCTCGCCGCTGGCGTCTTCGATCTGCCGACGCTTTTGCCACTTGGCGGCGGCATCGCCAATGCCGGGCGCACCGCGCTCGGGACCGCTATCGGCGCCGGCATCGGGGCTGGGATCGATGCATCCGTTTCGGAAGCGGGACTCCAATTGACGCAACAGACCAGAACCGGTGAAGAGAGCGCATTCAACATCGGTGGCTCCATTCTTCTTGGCGGGACGCTTGGCACGCTGGCAGGGCGCTATCTGTCGAATGCCGAGGCATCGGCCCTGTCCCGCAAGATCGAGGAGCAGGGGAAGGGCTTTTCCGAGGCCGATAACGCCGTATTCGGCACGGGCGCGCAATCGGCCGGCGCGGCCGCCGTCGAAAGCGGCCCGACGAATCTCAAGGATGAGGAGATCATCAAGCGCCTGTGGGGCATCAGGTCGCAAGACCCGCTTATTCGCTCGCAGCTTTCCGATTTCGAGGAAACGCGCAAGGCGGCGCGTCAACTGGCTGAAACCCCGTTGGAATATAGCGACAATGCGCGAGGAGTGGCGACGGAAATCGGCGGCTCGGTTGAAACCCGCATGAAGATGTGGCAGGCACCGCTTGCCGATAGTCTCCAGCAGATAGACACGGCCTATGCGAAATATTTCCACGACACGCCGGACCCGACAGGATGGCAGCGCCGGCTCGCTCCAATGCGCTCAGAAATGCAGCGCGTCACGGGTGGCGATAAGCTGACCTACAAGCAGTTCAAGGAAGAGATAGGGCGCGCTGCATTCAGCGGCGATGAGCACGCAATTCCGGAGGTCGCTGAAGCGGCACGCATCTATCGCAAGCTCGATGAAGCAATGAAAAACGCCGCTATAGAAGCAGGTCTTCTACCGGAGGACATCAAGACCGCAAAAGATGCAAGCCATCTCTTCCGCATGTACAATCAGAACAAGATCGCGGCGTATCGATCCGATTGGAACAAGATCATCAATGATCACATCATTTCCGGCCAGCGAGCGGCAGAAGTGCGGCTGCATGAGATGGAGGCGGCGAAATTGGCCGTTCGGGTGGAGAAGGCGCAGGCAACGCTTTCTGGCGCTGAAGAAAGGATGGCATCACTAGTCGAGCGCGGCATTGAGGCTCGCCGCATTCTCGATGATCGAATTGCCGATCTTGAGCAGCGTGATTATGTCAATCGCGTAACCGAGCCCATGGAGAACGCTCGCCGCAAGAAGCTTGATCAGGTCAACGCGCTCCGCGAGGAGTACAAGGCGGCTAGGGCCATCTATGAGAAAGCGAGGGGCGAGTTTGAGGAAGTACAATCGGCGTTCGACAATCTCCCCGATGAGGTGAAGAACTCGAAGCGCGTTCAGATGGCGCTCGATTACCATAAACAGAGTAAAGACCTTTTGGCGCAGAGGGCGGAAATTGCCCGATTGCGTGAAAAGCAGCTTGGCTACCGCCTGTCCAATCAGGGGACCAAAGTGGCTGAGATCGATAAGCGCATCCACGCCATGGAGCCGAATGTCGCCAGACTGGAAAAGACGGTTGCGCGGCTCAAGCAGATTTTCGCCAAAATTGGTAAGGGGTCAGACGCCGAAATTGATGAATTGACAGAATTCGTCCGCCTGATGCCAGAGGAAATCTCTGAACTGGTCGAGGAGATAACCGATAATATCCTCGGCAATGCGAGCGGTCGCATCCCCTACGATGCGATTATTTCAGGGCCGCGTGGCGCGCTTAAATCGAGAACCCTCCGCATCGAGAGCAAGAAGATACAGGAATTCCTCAACACCGATATCGAGGAGGTGCTGCATTCTCAGGTACGCACCATGTCCGCCGATGTCGAACTTGCCAAGAAATTCGGCTCCGTCGATATGGCTGAGCAAATCCGCAAGATCAATGATGAGGCGAACCGCAAGATCGCTGCCGTTGACGGCATGAAGGACAAGGACGGCAAGCCGGCATCTGAGGAGGCAAAGGCGAAAGAACGCGCGCGACTGCAGAAGGCCAGAAAGGCAGCAGTGCGCGACATCGAGGGAATGCGGGATCGCATTCGGGGGCAATATGCGCTTCCGTCCAATCCCGATGGGATAGTGCTTCGGGCCGGACGCGTGGCGCGCAATCTGAACTATCTGCGACTGCTCGGCGGAATGACGCTTTCAGCCTTTCCAGATATGGCTGGCATTATCCTGAAACACGGCCTGACATCGACATTCCGCGACGGCTTCGCCCCGCTGATCCGAAACATGAAGGCGGTGCGTCTCGCGGGCGATGAGGTCAAGGCGGCGGGCACCGCTCTCGATATGATCCTCGATAGTCGCGCCATGTCGCTTGCCGAGATAGGTGATGAGTTCGGGCGAGGATCACGGTTCGAACGTGCCATCAAGGGGGCGAGCACGCGATTCGGTGTCATATCCCTCATGGCGCCATGGAACGCGGCCATGAAGCAATTCAGCGGCATGGTTGTCATGACCAATCTTCTCAGGGCATCGGAAGCCGTCGCCAAGGGGACAGCCACGCCAAAGGAAATCCGCAAGCTTGCATCTGCCGGCATCAATGCCGATCTGGCGGAGCGCATTACGAAGCAGTTCGCCAGATACGGGGAAACGCAGGATGGCGTATTCCTGGCAAATGCGGCGGATTGGGATGACAGACTTGCGCGCGAAGCATTCCGAACCGCCGTGGTGCGCGACGTCGATCGCATCGTTGTCACGCCGGGGCAGGACAAGCCTCTGTGGATGAGCACCGAACTCGGCAAGACGGTCGGCCAGTTCAAGAGCTTCAACATTTCCGCCATGCAGAAAATCACGCTCTCCGCCCTGCAACAGAGGGATGCCGAGACATTGGCCGGCATCGTCACGGCGCTTTCCCTGGGCGCCATGACCTATGTTGCCAAGCAGGCGACATCGGGACGTGAAATCTCCGACGATCCCGCCGTGTGGGCGACGAATGCCTTTGACTGGTCTGGTCTTGCCGGCTGGATGATGGAGATCAACAACATGGCGGAGAAAGCGTCTCGCGGCCGTGTTGGCTTCTCCGCCATCACCGGAAAGCAGATGAGCCGATATCAGTCGAGAAACGTGATAGGCGCGTTCCTTGGCCCGACGCCTGACGCTGTTGCGGATATCTTCCAGGTGACAGGATCGATGTTTGCTGGGGACACAACCAAGTCAGACTTGCATAAATTGCGGCAGCTTCTTCCATTTCAGAACCTTTTCTACGTAAGATCGCTGCTCAATCAGGTCGAAGACGCATCCGGCGATGCGCTTGATCTGCCGGACACAAGGAAGAAATAATTGTTCCTCTTTACACTGCTCGCCGTGCTTGCGTTTTTCCCGATGATCTTTTCCGGGCTAATGACGCTTTCCGCTGTGCGAAATGGGGAATATGGATTCGCATCCAAATCAGCTGCGATATTCCTGGTCTGCCTCATCATTGTTGTGGCATCGCCCAAGGGAAAGCCACGCCCGTTTGATGACTGTGAATATTACGGCCGCTTCGCTGACACCTGCTGAGTAACGAACCAATCCTGATCATCTGAGGCTCGCTGACGCGGGCCTTTTTCATTTCTGCCGTGCCTCGCTTTCGCCAGCGGGGCTTTTTTCGTTGGAGCCTCGTAAATGTCTTCCATCGCCATTGATCGCCGCGACGGCCTTTCTTCATCGACCGCAATCAAGGGGCCAGTTCGTGTCGCGACGACGCAGAATATCTTATTGACCGGCTTGCAGACCGTCGATGAAGTTGTGCTCGCAGTCGATGACCGGGTGCTGGTGAAGAACCAAACAGCGGCAAGCGAGAACGGAATCTATGTCGTTGATACAGGGCCATGGCGCCGTTCGGCTGATTTCAAGAGCAATCGCGATGTGGTGCATGGAACGATGATCATCGTTACCGATGGCACGCTTAACAGCGGGGAATGGTATGTCGAGACGGGTGATCCGATCAACGTAGGCGCCACCGATATTGCCTTTTCCCGCGTGCTCACTTTTGGGCTGGCTCCCGGCGAGGTAATGGCCGCTATTGTCTTTGAAACAAAGGCTCAGGCAGACGTCAATCTGAATTACCCGGCAATCACTGCGGCATGGGTGGTTGGCGATGCGAATCCAGCCAACAATGGCATCTATCAAAAACAAGGGATGAGCGGATCTGGGTGGTGGCTCCGGCTCGGTGATTTCCCTAGGAGCTGGAGCCCTTTATACAGAAACGTTTCCGATGGTGCACGTCGTGTTCAAGAAATCTATGATTGGGTCGATGGATGGGGTGCCAAGCCGCCAACCGGGTATGTTGGCCCCTCTGGTCTTACGTCCAATATTGCCGAAGCAACCGACATTAGGGGGCCTATCGGTCTGGACTACCCCGGTACTGGCGATATGCTGCAAGCGACGTATGATCCGACTGGTGCCGGAGTAAGCTATCTATCTGCTCTTGGTCAGACGCTTTCCAGTCAGCGAATCTATGGTCGCGTCAATGATCACGTAAATATTCTTGACTATGCAACGTCGGTCACCGCGCGAGATGCCATAAAAAGCGGTGCTACGGCGATCAATTCCGTGTGGGATGACGCATCGACGGATGCCATTGCTCGCGGAATATCAACGATATTCATTCCGGATGGCAATTATGAGATTGAGAACGATCAGCACCTCATTAATTCAGGTCTGGTTGTGCGTGGGGCTGGAAGGGGTACTCGCATCAAGAAAAACGGCCTTGGCGAGATATTCACGACACAGCAAGCATCTCCAGTTATAGCTTCTGGGGCGGCGTTAGTGGCCAATGCGGGGCCAGGAACTGCATATCTGAAGTCTGTGCAGCTTGATACCGGCCTTGGCGCATCGTTTACCGTTGGTATGTCTTGCCTGCTGGCAGATGAACAGGCAATAAGCGCCGCAGCATCTGACAAACAGGCTCAAATGTTGACCGTTCAGGCTGTTGCTGGCGATCTCGTAACCTTCTGGGAGACTATTCGATATCCGTTCTCTGTTGCCTCATCGGCAAAGCTTGTTCCTAATTTTACACAACTTGCAGGGGTTGGTTATCGCGATCTCCGGCTGGTGATGGACGATACCATCACGCTAGCTAGTTCATTGACATATAACCCAAATTTCGCGATCGACCTACAATTCTGCCAGCGGGTTCCTATCGAAAATATCGAGATTACGAATGCTGTTAACGCGATGATTCAGATTCGCGGATGTCGCGGCGTTATCATGCGCGGGATTCAAGGGTATGACGGCGGTTCTGCTACATCTGGTAGCGATGACCCTGATAGTACAGAGGGCACCGGCGGCTTTTCCTATGGTGTCGCAGTGGCCGGTCTTAATCAGGGCATTCTTGTTGAAGGTGGTTATTTTGAGCGCTGTCGCCATGCTGTAACAACAACTGGATTCTATTCTTCGATTTTCAATTATGGAGAACCTGTAGGGCTGACCGTTTCCTCTACCCGCGCAGTTGGAATGAAAAACGCGGCATTCGATACCCACCAAGCCGGCCGCGATATTACTTACATTGGGGCATCGGCCACTGACGGTCATTTTGTCGGGTTCCAAATACGGAGCTTCCAAACGCGCTTAATAGGGTGCTCAGCAACCAATATGCCAGGTGCCGCCGCTTGGATACGGGGCTCGCAGGCGACTGGAACCGCTGCCGATCGATGCCATATTTCGGACTTCACGGCAATCCGCACTAATCTTTCAAGCGATATCCTTGGTATGGATTTCACTCAAAGCGGTGCAATTATGGATGAGGGGCTCGACACCTTTGTCGAAGGGTTGCGCACCATAGAGTGCGCTGGCCCCGCGATTACGCTTGGTCGGAATGGTATCGGGCGCAGAACTGTCTACCGCGATATCGACGCAACCGATATGTGCCAGAGCACGACAAATCCATACATTATTCATGTTGTTGATACAAACTTCACTGAAAACGTCTGGATTGATGGTCTCAACTCAACTTCGACGGATGGTAAGGTCGCTGATCTCGTGAAGGTTGATAGCGCGGATCCTGTCGTTCATCTTCGAAATGTTGATGGCGTTGGTCAGACGGGGCAGAGGATCACGACTATTTCGCTGCTCAATGTCGACGATCGGGATGTTACGGTTAATCCATACCGTGTGAGCCTTGATGATGACTTCCTCGGCAATGCACTTTCAGAGGTGTGGCGCACGGCAAAGGGTAGTGATGCGGCGGCGGCTCTTCCGGCTATCTTCACAAAGGATGGCGGCGCTGTTCGTCTCGTGACTGGAGCCAACGCTGCGGGCGATATGACAACCAATGGCTCACAGCTTTGCAGTTCTCTCAACTGGCGTGCTACTGGCGCAGCAATTTTTGAATGCCGCGTCCAGATGAGCGCAATCACAAATGTTGCTGTGTTCGTCGGGCTGACCGATCAGCTGGGAGCACTGGAAATGCCGTTTACATTGGGGGCAGGTAACGTTCTTACGTCCAATGCATCGGATGCTGTTGGCGTTTTGTTTGATACAGGTGCAGATACCGATAATTGGTGGCTTGTCGGCGTTAAGGCAGATGTTGATGCGACTAAGCAAAATACCGGTGTCGCTCCGGTGGCTGCGACGTATGAGACCTGGAAGATCATATTGACGACGGCGGGGACTGCGACGTTTTATCGAAACGGCGTAAAAGTCGGCTCCGCGATGTCAAATGCAATTACAGCAAATCTGCTGGTTACTCCCGTTGTAGCTGCCTTTTCACGGGGCGCGGCATCTCGCAACATCGACGTTGATTGGGTCAGGGTTGAGCAGGTGCGAACCCTGTAACCGGCGCGGCTCTTTCATTGCGAAAGTGTTTCTTGAGCCTAAGAAACGGTTCTTCCAAATATTTATATGACGCCCACGACATAAAGAATGTTATGGGCGTCAAAATGAAAAGACATATGATCTGCTTATATCGAGTGTCCCAATCCTGCCCGTAATTATGAACGGTTAGAAACCACATAGGATAATGGTACAGATACAGACCATATGAAATCTTTCCACTATAGGTTAGCCATTTCACCGATAGCGCACGATGGATAAAGCTATCTTTATTCAAGCGCAAATGAAGCAAAATAATAGATACCGACATCACTACGGCTGGCTGCTTGAACATATAGTTACGAGGATCAATCGCAATCGCAGTGAGAACCGCGCATGCGGCTGCAGCTGCGTAAAGCAAAGCGGTCCGATTGATGTTGTAATGAACCAGAAACGCCGGGATAGCCCCTATCAACAGAGCGTCCATCTGGTAATGGGTGGCTGCATCTATATATCCGATCGGAACATTGCCTGATATGAGCGCAGCGTATCGATTTGATTGTAGCGCTACCACTCCGATCAGAACAACTATGATGGCGGTTATTCGTCCGGCTCGTGCGAGAAAAAGGAGAACAAGAGGCCAGACAAGATAGAACTGATCCTCGATCGCAAGAGACCATGTATGCCCAAATTCCACCATGTTCCACAAATCAAGCGCTCTCACCCAATTGCTCGCATACATTGCGAGCGATGTTAGCATTGCCTTGATGACCAAGTCTGGTGGACGAATGCCAATCACCAAATCAAAAATACCGTATATCATCACCATAGCGACAAGCGCCGGCACAAGCCGAAGGATGCGTCTGACGATAAAATTTCCAATACGGATTGTTCCGGTGTCCTCAATTTCCTTCATCAGAAGGGACGTAATCAGAAACCCACTTAGCACAAAGAAAATATTGACGCCGAGCATCCCGCTATAGAGGCCAAATAGACCATAATAGTGAGCGCACATCACGAGGAGCGCGCCCGCTCCTCGCAGGCCGTCCAGCGCCGGATTATGTGGCATTTATGGCCGCCCCTCTGCTAAAATATTTTCGAATCCATATCGGCCCTGTACTCCTCATCGGTCATGGGCCGATATTGCCATTTTCCATTTATTTTCCGACGCATCCTGTCACCTGAGAATGTTGCTTCCCATTCGCCTTTATCGTGAATCGGATACATCTGCTGAAGGATGATCAGGATCGCGAAGATGATCGCGACGATGGCAAGCTGAGTGAATGTGTCTGCCGCTGTCATGTCATACCCTGCGCGCTCACGGTAACCAACCAGAAAGCTACCACCATTTGCCGAAGATGCAACGCCTCCTCAACGCGGCGCTGGCTTGGTGCGTCTTCTGGCTCGCTGAGCTGATCATTCGCGCCATCATCTACCGGCAATTCTTCAAACAGGATCACAGAATGAAACTCGTGCACAATTGGAGCGCGGTGCTTCGCCGCGCCTATTCCGTGCGGCTGATGATCGTCGCCGCGATCATGTCTGGCCTTGAGGTGGTGCTTCCGCTGATTGGCGACCGGCTTCCCATTCCAACTGGCGTATTCGCCGCCCTGTCATTCATCGTTGTCGCCGCTGCTTTCGTGGCGCGGCTGATCGCTCAACAGGGCGTCGATGAAGATCATTAGTCCAGTGCACTCCAAGTACGTCCAGTGGCGGCCCTGTGTGCAGTTGATGCGGTGACGCCAAATATACGACCGATTGAGGAATAAGACATCGAACCCTTCATCAGCCGTATCAGTCGAACATCTTCTTCCGACAGTCTGGCTCCCGGGCCGTCTGCGCCAAGAAGGCTAGTTCCATGTGTGACCCGATCAGATTGGTTCTCTTTCGGTGATGCCCATCGAATATGGGTAGGATTGCAACATATGCTGTTTCCACAGGAGTGAGCCGCGTGGAGGAATTCTTGCTTAGGCTCTCCGTGGGTAAGACGGCATACCAATCGATGGACGTAAGTGGTTTTTCCTTTGTAGCGCACTCTTCCATATCCATTTAGCGTACTATACGGCCAATGGAGGCATCCAATCTCGCGAAATGGAAGAACGATGGTCTCTAGGAATATCGAGGCTTCGCCATTGGGTGTTCTCGGTTCGCGCGTAGGAATCCCTACAAGAGCATCGCCATGCTTCCACCAACGAAGGTAGTGAGCACCGCAATATCCACGAGCTTCGTGCGGCTTGTTACACCCAGAAACAGAACATATACGTTTCTTAGCCATCTCGACCTCCTGACAGGTTGGCTTGGTTAGAGCGCGTCGTCGGCCTGCCAGCCTTCGGCGCGTTCGCATTTTGTACCATGACTGTATCGCAACCTCAATTCACAGCCGCCGCATGGCGGCTTTTTCTTTGGAGATTCCGATGAGTAAGTTGAAGAAAAGCGGCGCGCTGATGGCGGCTGCAATTGCCATGATTGGCGGCTACGAGGGCCTTCGCCTCTATAGCTATCAGGATGTCGTAGGCGTGTGGACGTCCTGTTATGGCGAAACTCGCGGCATCAAACCCGGCATGAAGTTCACCAAGCCTGAGTGCGATAGCATGCTGGCAAAGCGTCTTATCGAGTTCGAAACGGAGATGCGCAAATGCCTTCGTTCGCCGGACAGCATTCCAGATAAGCCGTATCTGGCGTTCTTAAGCTTGTCCTACAATATAGGCGCGCCGACCTTCTGCAAATCCTCCATCGCACGAAAAGCCAATGCTGGCGATCTGCGCGGCGCGTGCAATGCGATCCCGCTGTACAACAAGGCCGGTGGCCGCGTCTGGCGCGGTCTGGTTACGCGGCGCGCCGATGAAAAGGCAATCTGCCTATCGGGTCTGAAATGATCGCGGCCATTCGCTCCTACGCATGGCTGCTGATCACCGTTGCGCTGGTTGCGGCGCTCGCCACGTCATATATGGCAGGTAAGCGACATTCGACTGCCATTTGGCAGGCGAAGTATGACAGCCGCGAAGCTGAGTTGCACAAGCAATATGCGGAAGAAATCAAGCGCCAAGCCGATGCAAACCAAGCGGCGCAGCGCATCAGCGCTGAAATCATCGACCGCCTACAGCGTGAGCGCTCTGATCTCCAAGGCCAGATAGACGAGCTTGAGCGTGAGGCGCAGGCCGATCCTGACGCGAACAGCCTCGGCATCAATTCCAATGCTGCCAAGCGGATTGGATCGGTCAAATGAAGCCGCTATACATTGTTGCAACACTCGTTATAACACTCACCGGCTGCAAGACGACGAGTACCATAACGCCAGTTGTCAAGCCAATCTTGACACCTGCCGATTCCGAACTGCTGCGTTCTTGTCTTGGTCCCGTCGAGGTTCCACCCCGCGCCCTCACACAGCAGCAGATAGAAAGGCTCTGGATCACGGACAGGCAACGCATCATCGAATGCGCCCGCAGGCATCAAGCCTTGGCGGAATGGATCAAGCGTCGTGACGCTCTCCTGATGGGGGAAGCACAATGAGCAGCCGGAAAGTGAGCGCGATGACAGAAGATGAACTTGTGACCGTGGTTCGAAACGCCGTGCGTGACGAGTTCTCAGCGGCTGGCCTCCGGGTTGATACCCCCGACAATCAGGACGCCGTGCGGGAAGATATGCGCTTCCTGCGCCGCATTCGCCAGCGCACCGACGCTGTAGCCAACAAGATCGGCATGGCGATCATTCTCGCCATCGTAAGCGGTCTGGTGTGGCTCATCATGCAGGGTCTGAATTTCTGGAAGACCAATTGACTTAGACCGCTCGCCGCCAGCGGGTCCATGACGGCAAATCAGGGACAATCATCATGTCTGATCGCCTGTCATTGCGGGGATATGTCCTCGCGCTTGTCGCATGCCTTTTCTTCTCCTTCATTATCGCCGCCGCGCTCATTCCGACTCCGGTTGCGGATGCAAAGCCAAAACCTTCCTCTGTCGTCAAGATCATGCTGCCAAATGGTCATGGTTCTGGCGTTGCAATAGGGGGAGGCTTCATCATTACCGCCGCACATGTGACGCATGATGCCAAGGATGGTCGCGTGAAACTCAAGAACAGCACGGGCTCCGAATTTGACGGTGAGGTGCTGTGGCAGAATGAAACCTACGATGTCGCGCTTGTGCGCGGCAAGAATGCTGTTTTCGGCGTATCCAGTCTCGCTTGCCGCACTCCGGTTCTTGGTGAGGAAATCACCGCATCAGGCTCGCCGCTCCAAACCGAATTCAGCACCTTTTGGGGACATGTAAGCGGCATGGTCCAGAAATATGGTCCATGGCCGGAATCCGTCACGCTGGACGCCTCCATCACTCCAGGTATTAGCGGCGGCCCCGTCTTCGATAAGGACGGCAATGTCATCGGGATCGCCGTTGGTGTGGCACTCGCCAAAACTGGCTTCACAGCTTCCATGACCGGGATAGGCATAATGGTCCCTGCGCAGACGATCTGCCCCCTTCTGGCGCGTCAGTAATCCATGGCCGAACTCGATGACGACACGCTTCGCCTTCGGGTTGGCGTGGTTCGCGGCTGTGGCGGCATAAAGCCAGCGGCCAAATATCTGGGCATCGCGCCATCAACGCTGCGGCACAGCCTGCAACGAGCCAAGGAGCGTGGAATGCAGGTAGATCCTGATCCTACCAAACCTCTTGCCGATGAAATCAATTACACACCCGACGTTCCGGGATTAAGTGAGGAAAAGCCCCGCGTTCGCGTCAAGGCCTATAATCCGATGTCCGTCATGGATTTACCAGTCCGCAAGGTTCTGGCGATTGGTGACACGCACTGGCAACCGGGAATGGATTTTGAGCATATGAAGTGGATAGGGCGCTTCGCCGCAGAGGCACGCCCTGACAACGTTGTGCATATCGGGGATGCCCTCGACCTCGAAAGCTGCGAAATGCACTCGGCGGCAGGCTCTGGCAGTCAGGTCAAGCGCCCAACCTTCATGGAAGATATCGACGCCGGACATGAAGCCCTAAATACGTATCACGCCGAGATACCAATCGGGGAAATCCCGCATGATATCGTTTTCGGCAATCATGAATACCGTGCGTGGCGCATGGAGGAGATGGCACCGAACCTCGCTGGAACCCTCACGCTCCAGATCGAGCAGCTATTCGCCCGCTATCGGTGGAAGACGACGCCATATAAACATTGGCTATTCATGGAGGGCTGCGGATTCACGCACGTGCCGATGAGCATCATGGGGAAACCAATCGGTGGCCGCTACCCGGAAAATACCATCGGCAATCAGAGCACTCACAGCGTCGTGTATGGCCACACGCACCGCAGCAACCATGTGACCATCCCCAAGATCGGCATAAACAATTCAATCACCGTGACGAATGTCGGCTCTGCGATGCCCTATGGCTTCGTCGCTGAATATGCCGAGGGCTGTACCACCGGTTTGACATACGGCGTCCACCTGCTGCGCCTGCGCGGTGGCCGCGTCGAATCAAACCATTTCATTTCAATGCTGGAACTCAAAGAGAGATTCGCGTGACCCATGATGAATATGCTCAATATCTTCTGGAAAAGAATGGTGGGGATTATGCGGCGGCTCTTCTCGAAGCCTGCGCCGATATCGCCTTCCTCAACCGTTATTGCGTCTCATCCGGCTATATCCGCCGTCCGCCTCTTGCAGCCTCGGCGGATGGGGACAAGCGTCATCGTTGAGATCGACGGCAAGGAATACGAGCTTTCCGCCGCCGAGGTATCGCTCATAGCCCAGTCATGGGTAAGCGCCATGGCAGGCGCATATGTGTATGAGATGACGCGGCTGCGCGATGAAGATTGAGCGCCATCAGATCGAGCACATGATCGCTGCCTTGCGCGGCGGATCAAAGCGCGAGCGCCGTGCAGCCGTCATGCTTGCATGGCTGCTTGATCATATGCCGCGCGATTATATGTAATCCGCCACATTCCATTTACAGACGATTTTCCCGAAGGCGTCAGTAACCGGCGCACCGTGCCAGCAGCGCAATCAGCACTACGACAGGCGCGGCTATGAGCGCGATACGTAGGATGAAATCAGCGCGGCGGTTCATTGAACCAGAGATTACTTCGCAAAAGATACACTAAGCTGTTGAAAAGATTGGTGGGCGATGACAGGCTCGAACTGCCGACATCTTCGGTGTAAACTTTCGTCGCGGCTCTGAAATCCCAGAAAACCGGACATAGACCCCTTTGTAAAACGGCGTTTTCAGAACGATGTTCACGCGCCGTTCTTCTTCGCAGGTTCATTCGTGCCAAGGGGAACTTCGTAAAAACCCATCTCCAACGCCTTTGCCGCATTGCGCAGGTGAGAGGGAGAGTACCTTGCATATACCCTATAGGTGATTGTCGGGTTGGAGTGCCCCAGGTATTGGGCGATCTCCGGTATCGATATCCCGGCCTCAGCCATCCAGACAGCAGCCGTGTGTCTATAGACGTGCGGGGAGACATCTTCGACGTTTGCCAACCGTGCAGCAGTCGATATGCTTTTCTTGATGGATTTCACCCGGTCGCCGGCCCATTCAATCACGTAATCCGTGAGAGCGCCCTGCTTGGCCTCCTGAAGCGCTGCGAACAGCGTGTCATTGATCGGCACTGTTGCGCGCCCCTTGCGCCTCGCAGCTACCGTCGGGTCATTGAGATAGATAAGCCTGCGCTCAAAATCAACGCGGTCCCATTTCAATTCCAGAAGCGCCGACACGCGCGCCGCCGTGGCAAGCATCAGGTGCATGGCAAGCCTGACATGCGGCTGTGTCGCCGCCGCCATGAGCTTTTGTACCTCTTCGCGGGTCAGGTGGCGGTCTTTCGGGGATGGCTTCTCGGGCCGATGGATATCGGGCGCGTGACTGATCAGGCGACATTTCTGCGCCCACACCAGAACGGTGCGGAGATGGCCGAGTTCCGTATGGATGGAACCGTCAGATTTGCCCGCTCTGCGGCGTGCCTCGATATAGGATTGGCATTCGCCCTTGGTGACAGCTTCGCCATCCCTGTGCCCGAAATGCGGCATTATGGCCTTTCCGGTATATTTCATCGTCTCGGCGATCGGCTTGCCGGTCTTATCTGTCCGATATGCTTCCCATAGCTCAGAGATGGTTCGCCCCTGCGGGCGCGTCAGCTCCGCGTAGAGTGCTGGCGCAATGCGACGAGCTTCGCCCGGATCATTGGTGTTGAGCGTATAGCGGTGTCGTCTGCCGTCTCGGTCGAATGCGAGGGCGAATCCTCCTCGCAGTTTTGCAATACGCCATTCCGGCATTCGAATTCCTCCACGTCCGTCGCGCGAATGCGGAACAGCTTCCCGCCAAGCTTGAACGCCGGGAGCGCCCCAGACGATATCAGATTGCGGACGTGCCGTTCCGAGCATTCCCAACGGACAGCAAGTGTTGATGGTGTAAAGACTGTCGGCATCAGTTTTCCCCGCCTTTCACACTTTCCACAGTCGATCCCCGCCCCCCTCGCCGCTCCGTGATGCGAGTATGTCTTGGCAGATAGCATTCCAGACGAACAACGGCGCTGGGCCGTGCCATCCAAACAAACGCGCTCTCGCGAAAACTTCCTCGCGACCAGCCTTGATGATCATGTCTTCGATGTATTCAGGCGTGAGCGATGCCTCAAACCCCACACGCTGCTCAGCCGCCTTCTTTTGAACCTCGATATCAGTCCTTCTCTTGAAGAGATCGGATATGAAGTCGTCAATCATCTCCATTATTCGCAACATATGACTATCTCCGCTCCCCCTCGCTGCGCAGGGCTTGGCAAATGCGCGTCCAGTCCTCATCATCAAGCTCTATATCCTGATCATCGGGGCGCACACCGATCAGGCGCGTTTCAATTAGTTCCGCGAGAGCGGTATGCGCGGCCTGCTCCCTGCTGATGAACCAGACGCTTCCATTCGCGCCTTCATGCCAACCGCACATGGTGGCGCAATCGCACGGCTTTACCCCGTCGTAGGATGGTTCACCGCATCCGCAGCATTTCAACGGCCGATCAAGCTTCATTCCCCACCTTCCTTTCCGGGGTGGCTGGGCACCGCGCGAAGCTTGAAGAAGTCGTCGGCAGCTACGGTTGCGTAGCCGAGGGATTTGGCCAAGTGCATAATGCCTTCCGATGACGGTTTTCCAGAATGTACACTGTAGAGATGCGCAGCCGCAGTCATGAGCATCATGATAGCGTCTGCTGGATCGGTGCCGACGCGTTGGCATATGGCCTTTGCAGCGGCTTCAATAGCCAGTACTCGCGCCCGTGGATCGACTTGCGGTTTTCCTTTCACTTCGATCTGCATCTACTTCCCTCCATTCAGCGGAGAGGTGGTGAGGAAATTGCGAATGTAATCAGCCGCGCCGCGCGGGATGAACGGGTCTTTCTCCAGTTCCGATAAACGTTCTTTTTCCGCTTCGTAGATGGTGGAGATGATATCAGAGGCCACAACTTCGTCATCGTCTTCGCCCTCGACCCAAGAGTGAAACATGATGCTAGCAATTTTCTCTACTAGCTCCTGATGCGTCTTAAGCTTCATCGCTCGCCTCTTTTGCCTTTAGGATTGCTATGAGCAGGGCGATGGCGGGTAGCGAATGCTGCGCGTGGGCAGTCTCGTAGACCGGTTCCTCGCCAACTTCCCGATCAATCACCTTCCATGAAACAGGTCCAATCAACTCAGCACTGAAGGGCTTGTCTTTATCGGTGAGAAAGTCCTCTGGACACCCGGCGATGCTCCATGTCCACCCCGGCAACACGCGCTCCGCCAGCGCTACGGCGGCGTCTATGGAGGCGCTGATGTGCGGGCAGTTCTGATCAGTTATCCATTCACCAAAGAAGTTGTACCAGTGATCCGTTGGCGAACCAGCAAGAAGGCGATGGATAGCAGCATCCAACTCCCTATCCGGGCCGCTTGCCGTCTCAAGGCGAGCTATGAGGTCAGAAAGTGTCATGAGTTGGCTCCAAATTTCTTTTGCAGTCTCTTGTATTCAGCCAGTTCCCTCGAATTCTTCTTTTCCCACTTGTCTATGGCCTCGATATCGTCTCGAAGCTGCCTGCCTCTCCACGTCGGATTAATCAGGCGAGCGTGATCGGGGGAAAATTCGAAGTATTCCCCATCGTTAAAAAACCGAGTTGGGAATTTTTTTGTGGCTGCTTTTCCTGCAATCATTCCGTGAAGCTCTATCCAATCCTCAGTTGAGTCCTCAGTGATAAACTTCCAGTGGTGCGTGATTTTCGTGACAGAACACGAGAGTAGCCAGCGCGCGTCAGACTCCTTGATGTCGTGTTTGAATTCCGGGCGAGTAGGGGAATCAGAGATTTGCGTCACCATAAATCCTCCGAATAGAGTTGAGGGCCTTCAGATCCTGATGTGATCTGTTCTGCGTTGAAGGCAATGTAAAAAGCCTCGACGCGATTGACGAAACGGCCTGTCGAGGTGATGAACCCTTGCGCCTGCGGAGGTACCGCTGCGGCTTGAATTCCCATCTCGATATCCATGGATTGCAAAATGGTGTGATGCCTCGCTGGTGGCGGCAGGCTGATTGTTGCGCCGTGGTAAACGGCGGCAGCTACGATACGTTCGCTCACTTCCCAGCCTCCTCTTTGCATAGGGCGCGTATGGCCTCAGCCGCCTTGTCAAGGCAATAGGCGGTAGTGGCGTCCTCACGCCCGGCATTTGTCGGATTGGAAAACGGCTCGTCGCCACGATGCGTCTCGGTGCGTTCCCACATGGCGGCGGCGACGTCGGTTAGATGCGCGGCACACCGTTCTACCGTAACCGGGTCTAGGGCGTCCGGGCCGATGATGCGGTAGCCGGATTTCGTGAGGAGCTTTAGGAGCGCTTCAGCCATGGACGCGCCGTCATAGTGGCCCCATAGCGCAAGCTTTTGTTCAATGATATCCCGCGCGCTCATTCTTCCCCTCCCTGTGCTTCAAGAAGTTTTTGGCGGCATTCGTGCGTGGATATAAAAGAACCAGTCCATATGAAATTACCGGTTTTCTTACATGTGATCACAAAGCCATCTGTTTCAGGTCCGAAATACTTTGTTGCATATTCAACCTTGAAAAGTGGATCTAATTGATCTCCAAAACGTGGTAAGCGATCTCCAAAACGTGGTAAGTTAGCCATCGCCACCTCCCTGTGCATCAAGGGCTTTGAGGGCGGTGCGGGATCGCTCTTCCCAAACACCGTATCCCTTGCCGAATAAAGCGCCTGCGGCGAAGCCAAGCAGGGATACCGATACGCTGCCGATCCAGTCCGCGAGAAGAGCGGTTGATCCAGCTAGCGCCCCAATGATCATGTATGCGCGCGGTGTCACTCGCCACCTCCTGCCGTGGGGGCAGCGGGGAGAGCCTCGAAGCGACCATCCTCGAATTCCTCACGCGGGCGAACCCACAGCGAGCCGTCATCGATGCTGCGGTAGATGGCGACCTCGCGCATATCGACAGGGTAGCGCATACCCTCGCCTGATATCTGCCACCAATCGCACTGCATCTTACCGTAGCCGATCAGCACATATTTGGTGCCGCGCTTCTTATGGCGGTGGGTCGGCTCGCCTGCCGTGAGGGCTATCCGTATGACATCAAGGCTATATACCTTCCCGTCAAGGCTGATGCCGTCGATTTCCCTCAGGACGTTTCCTCCCCACATCGCGTAGGCGCTCATTCATCTTCTCCATAAGCTTCGTCGGCATGTACGATGCGTTCGTATTCCTCGCCGGTTGTATCGACGCGCACGGTCTGGCTTACTCGACCGTCCAGTGTTTCAGACTGTTCGAGGATGGTGTGACCGTTCGGCAGCGCATCCTTCACCGGCTCGCCTGTCATGAGGGCGGAGAGAATGCGTCCGCATAGGGCGCGCGCCTCATCGGCGGTGATCTGCCCTTCTGGCTGGATCGTCCACCTTCCGTCCGCGCTTTCGATACACCACCGCTTTCCGTTGGTGTGCTGGATGTGCGCCTCCACCGGTCTGCTCGGCTGCTGGGCACGGTGGGTGGCAAGCGCCGCTTCTGCCGTGACAGCCCGACGCTTCCATTCGTTCAATTCCGAAATGTCTTCAAGTGTGTTGAGCGCTTCAAACCGATCGACAATGCGCCGGATCATCGACGCCGGGTCAGGGGTATGTCTGTCCGGATCATGATCAGTGCAATAGCGATATTCGCCATCGCCGCCTGTCAACTGGTCAATTTGCTGAACTGCATCGGAATAACCGACGCGCTTGCCGATTTCGTAGGCTTCGTCTTCTTGCTGCACCGGCCCGCTCGGCTGCGGGGCGGGGTGGGCGTCATGGGTCCGATCATGCTCTATAGCCTTGTCCGGGCTCATCGAGCGCCAGTCAGGCCACTTGCGCGCAAAGTTCTTTTGCTGTTTCGCAATGAGGCGAGGCATGAGGTCTTCGGCGCTGCCGCCGTGTCGCCAAAACCCATCCATCGCAAGGATCACAACGTCGATCCATTCGGACAGATCGGTGGGCTCGGCCTCGATCTCCTTCAGTTCTTTCCTGATATGATCTATGACGCCGGCCGTGCGAGTTCCGGGGCCGAACGTGTTCCGAGACCATTCAATCTGGCGGCGATAGTAGCTCTCGATGCTATCCACCGGCTCACCATGGGCGAGCGCGGCGGTGACGGCTGCGACCTCACGGGCGACGAAACGATACCTCTCCTGATCTTTATCACCGATCTCACACCACGGAACCCTGCGTAAGCCTCCGTTACCCGCTCGCTTCCATTCGGCTTGCCATATGCATTCAGCAACTACCTCAACCATCTCATCCGTTATTTGCATCGGTACCCTCCATCTTCTGCATGAGGGCGCGCGAAGCTGTTTCGGCGGCATGCAGCCAGCCAAAAAGCCCGCATAGGAACGAATAGCATTCGCTGCGCAAATCCTCGTCGCCTTCGCCGGCAAGCCATGCGCTACCGGTCCAGCCCTCCAATTCCTTGCGCTTTTCAGCCCATTCGTCTGGAGAACCAATGGCATCTATCGCCTCGGCAAGCTTGTCCCGAAGGATTGCGACATGCTCTTCAGCCCCTTCCCACGCACCGTTTGCTAACGCGAGTTCGCGCTCGGCGACTTCGGCAAGCTTGTCCGCCAAAACCTTCTGTTTACCGGATGCCTCGGCTAACTTTGAACGAAATTCATCCCGATCCGCCTCCAACTCCTTCACGCGTGCTTCTGCGTGGAGGGCGCGATCATGCCACCGGTCTTTCGCCTCAAGTAGCCATTGCGCGTCTTCAGGAAGCCCCACGCTAATGCATTCGCGCCGTCTACGCTCATGGCGAGCTAGTTCAGCTTTCGCCTCATCCCGTTCCGCCTCCAACTCCCTGATGCGGTCTTGCTGTGAGCGGATGGCGGGGGCGGCGTCAAGGAGAATAGACGGTCCTTTTGAGCCAAGTGCCCAATTCTCATAACTCCAGCGCAGCCGCTCAATAAGCGCCTCTGTGTCCTTGTCGGTGGTCATAGATAAACCTCACTCAGCTTTCCGGAGCGAACATTTTCAGCGTCTCGGGTGAGTTGATCGATACAACGGTTGGCGAATTCTATTTCTCGACGGCTCTGTTCGATGCGATGCTCTATGAGCTCCAGCATCGTATCCGCGTCTCGCTCCGCATCCTTGCGTCGATAGATCGGGCCATGAGAATTATTGGAATGTCTCATGTCTACGATATCTTCACGGCGATAATAGGCGATATCGCAGGGGCGTATTTCCACCAATTCAGCGGTGTTGCCAAGCAAGGTTAATATGACCTTCGATGGATCGAGAACCTTGTTATCGAAGCCATGCCAAAATGTATCCATAAGGCGACCGTTTCGAACGACTGCCATTTGAGAGCAGCAATGGTATGCCTCGAAAGGTCCGCACTTGCTGTCGAGCGCTGGATCAGACCAGCGCCAGCGGTAAATGTCGCCCTCCTTCAATTCTGCGCTGCTCATGTCTGCTCCTGTGCCTGCGCTGGTGCAAAGAGAGACCGGCGCGGTGGTAATGGCTTTGAAAGGGATTTGGATGGCTTCTCGACTTTCGGGAAACCGGCTGATTTCACAGCACCTTTCGGGCGTTTGATGCCAAGGTGCTTAGCCTCGCGTCGTTTGGCCTCTGCAATGACTGCGACATCGTTTTTCGTTTTAGGGGCGTGACAGCACTCGACACCAAGCAACTGACCATCGGCGGCAGTGAGCTTGCCGCGCTTATCCACCTCAAGGCCATCTGGCTTGATATGATCGACGTGCCACTTCTTATGTCCGAGGATTAATCCGCAGCCTTCGCAGACGATACCATGCACTGGATGCATGGCGCGTTTCACGATCTGGGCATAAACGGACTTTGAGAACTCTCGGCGCATCACTTCCACCAACCAATATGTGGCATACCGGTTTCAACCGCTATGATGGTCGCGGTTACACGGCGTAGCTCGCGCTCAAGGTGGCTGTACTTGCGCTTGGCTTGCTTGGCACGGTCGATTTCCGAGCGGAGCCTGCGCGCCTCACGCCACAACGGCGGAAGAGGATCGAATATACTTTGCCAGAGGGCACGGAGGTGAAGGGCTATGAAGGACATGATCATGCTGCCTTCTCCTGTTGGAAGCCATATCGGCGCGTGTCTGTTAAAGGGATATTGTGTTGTGCACACCAAGCGAGCGCATATTCTATCAGCGATGACATGCGCCTGACGCCCATGTGCGCTGTGCTTTCCCGGATATTGACGAACTCATTCTCGATACCGGGAACGATTTCAACATCTCCCTTGGTGGCCACCGTATGGCCGGAGACGAGAAGAACTTTCCATTCTTCCAGTTTGCGGGGCTTCCCGGCCCACAGGTATCCAGATTTTGCAATATCCGAGCAGATGGCGTGGAACATTGCGTTCTGATCGAGTGAACGGTTCGGCTCGGAAATTGTCACGGAATAGCCGTACGGAGCCTTCATGATCGCGTTGATAACGTTCTGGATTATTTTTGGACCGATCAGAATAAAGCGTTGCTTTTTCATCAGGCGGCCTCCCTCTGATCTTCGGGAAGGGATTGACCGTATTCTATCCATGCGTTCTTCAAATTCTGCTGCCAATCAGCGGGGAGCTTGGTGCGCTTTTCCCTGCACTCACTGTCTTTCCACCATGCGGCCAAGTCGGAACGCGTCTTGTTCTGACGCATGGATTTTTCAAGGGCCGTGTAAAGAGCGCGAGCCTCATCGTTCTTTGGCGCTGATGAGGGCTTCTGATGCGTCTCGTCTCTTGAATATTCATCCTTGAGATCAGCTACGTATTTCTGGTCGTCCCATCGGCCCAAAAAGATGTTGGCCGCTATGCCAACTTGGGATGCTGCCTTGATAATTGCATCCGTCAGGCTTTTCTTTGGGGCGTCCTCATCCACCATCAAACCGTTGCGGGTTTTCATTACGGCTTTCGTCTGACCGTAAGCATCGTAGTAGTGCTGACGCTCTGTATGCCAGAACCTGATGCGGCACCAATGAAGTACCTCATCACCAAGGGGGGTAAAATCCTCCTGCAGGACTTCCCACCCAAAGCCAATTCCTACGGGGCCAAAGAGATCTGTAAGGCACTTGATGACATAATGTGGGTTTGGTGATGTTCCCTTGTAAGCCTTGCCAGAAATTGCCTTCGTGAAAGACGGATCGATATCCTCGTAGCGCTTCCAAATATCAAGATTGCTCATGATCACTTACTCCTAATCATCAGCCCGTGAACGCCGATGGTGAGTTGCGCACCTGGGATTTCCTCTCCGGCTTCAAGTGCAGATTTGATCGCCTTGAGATCGGGCTTCTTCTCGATGCGGTAATATCCTTGCGGAATAGCGTCGAGGTCAGTTACTTCGGCCTTAGTGCGGGGTGCGGTCACGCTGTAGGTCGCAAACGGTGTCACGAGCTTATCGACATTCGCGGCATTGAGGATGGATAGCTGGAGATGGCGATAACTATCGGCCTGCTTTTCAAAGCGCGCCTGACGGTCGCTTGCATCCTGCTTTTCTGCCTTGGCACCTTCCGCGAGCGCTTCGGCCTTCTTCTGACGGCGATAAACACGACGCAGGAATTCGATGGCGTCGGTTTCCCCTTCTATGGTATCGACGCGCAATTCTTCATCGTCTGATAGCTCTGGATTGTCAGCAATGAGCGTAGCAATCTCCGCCTCGATGATGGATAGATCGGCCTTGAGATAGCGGTCGTTCATGACGCCCTCCAATTGCGTTCCGTCTCGCGCATGTTCTTCGCGGCGGCGATCAAGCGTTTCGCGGCCTTGCGATATTCTGCGGATTGGCGCATGAAGCGATTGGCGGCATCGTTCATGCCGCGATTGGAAAAGTCGATTGATCCATGTCGGCAGGAGATAGCATTTTTGCGCTGCTCGCGTGCCGCGTCTATGAGGATACGGGAATAGCTCATGCTACAGCCCTCCATTCGTGATGTGACGGTTCGGTCAGTTCAAGATAGATGCCGCGCAATTCGCGCCGTGCATCGTATGGCAGGTGATGCGCGAGCAGATCGCCCGCCGCTTCAATGCGCTCTTCGACATCCCTATCCGGGCTGATGGCGGTCAGGTACTTATCAACCTGCTCTGGTGTGAGGTGATCAGCCATGCTTGCCTCCATTGGGCTTTCTGCCTGTCTTGCGTGTCGGTGTGCTCATCATCGATTGAGCGAATGCGTAGACGCCTAGAAACAGGGCGGCGGTTGAGAGGAAATCGGGGAGGGTCATGGCTGACGGCCTTCTGCTTTGGCGATGGCCTCAGTTGCATCTGTGAGAATATCTACGAGAACCCAAGGGCGCGGCGTACCGCTGCATTCGTCGCGGAGCGCTTTCAGAGTGTGCAGCATCTCGGCAAGCAGATCAGCACGAACGTACTCTGTGTTGTAATCCATGGAGGGCGTTCGAAAGCTGATGACACAGCCACCATGGCCCGGAGTATTCGCCCAAATCCTTTCAGGCATTACATGCTTCGCTGCATCGCTCATGACGCACCGCCTTCGGCCAGCCGCTTCATGTCGGCCATGGCTTCGTCGTTCGTTTCGTAGAATTTCGTGGGGCTGATTTCGTAACCGCTCTCGCGATAGATCAGCTGGGCGGCAAGCGCGGTACTGTGGAAGCGCTCAAGCGCGTACCCGGCCTCACCAGCCAAATGAACAACCCATCCGGCGCGGCAGTGCGTTGTTCCGCAGGTATGCCACGATCCCATATCAAGAGCGTTCGGCTGGCTTGCAGCCTGAAATACGCGTTCATGGATGTTTTCTATTTTCGGAACTGCTGGCGGAACGAAATCACCGGTTTTGCCTTTGATGTCGTCTTCTTCCGAGTAACCCGAGCAGCGCGAGCAGAGCG